ATGGGGGGCCGGCCGGGGAGCCCGGCCGGGCGGGGTCATCAGATCAGCATCGCGGCGCGGATGGCCGCGTAGATGTCGACGCCGTTCGAAATCCAGATCGAGTTGAGCACGTCGATCTCGACGATCCGGCGGCCGGATACAGACCACTTCAGGTAGGAAAGCGTCGCCTTGACGGTCCATTCGGTATTGTCACCGGGCTTGGCCGAGCCGGGATCGACCTCGGGGATTTTAGCGCGGGCGATCAACTCGGCCGGCTTCACCGCGCCGGCGGCATCCTCCTGGTACGCGCCGTTGAAGCGGATGAGCGTTCCTCCCACACCGGGGCGGCCGACCTGGCCAAGCAGTTCGGCGACCATGCCGCCGAACTTCATCTCCATTTCCAGCTTCTCGAGGCCGAGCCCGATGTCGAGCTCGCCGAGCATTCCGCCGCCCCGCCACTGTTCGACCTTCTCGACGATCTTGGGCAGGGTGATTTCGCCGATGACGCCCAGATAAGACGTCCCGTTGAGCGCGGCGTTGAAGTTCTTCAGCGTGGCGGGGAGAGCGGACATGAGGATAGATTCCTAAAAAATGGGCAAGCGGTCGGAGGCAGCGCAGATCAGGCGGCGTTGAGAAGGTCGCCAAAGCCCGCATAATATTTGTCAGTGATGCGCTGGTTCAGCTGCAGCCCCTCGAGCGGCGCTACGGGCGTGTAGTCATAGTCAATGACCAACTTGCCGGCCGCCAGCTGGGCGGCGGGATTGGCAGCGCCATCGAACCAGCAGCGCCCACCGATCAGGCGACCTTCCGAGACCCACTGCGCCAGCTTGGCATTGACCGTCTCCTCGATGTCGCGGATCAGACCATCGGTCATCGGCTTGTCGACGAAGGCCGCCAACGTCTCGGCGATCGCGTCCTGAATCGCCTGCGACGTGCGGACGGCCGTCTCGAAAGCGAACTGCGGCTCGTCGCTGGTCGTGCGGTTGCCCCAGAAGCGATAGCCGTTCATGCGGACGATCGTGGTCACCTGGCCTTCGTTGAGCAGGCCTGCGTCGGTCGACATGTCGCGGATGTCGAAATGCACATCGGCGGTCAGGCCGGTAACGCCGGCGATCGGCACGTTCGACAGCGACTTGTGCCAACCGGTCTCCTCGTCGATCATCGCGCGGCGGCCGAGCGCGGTGGCAATCGCCTTGCCCTTCCAACCAGTGGCGTCCGGCCAGATCAGCATGAGTTCGCGCGCGTTGAAGCTCTGCGCATAGACGACCGCCGCACCGACGGTGGTGACGCCGTCACACGACGCATAGGCGAAGCCGCGCAACAACTTGGCGATCGTAACCAGCTTATTGGTCACGACCTCGGTATCGAGGCCGGGCGCGCCTAGGATGCGCGGACGGACTCCCAGCTGCGCCTCGGCAGCCAGCAGCGCCTGCATGCCGGTGTACTTGCCGTTGACCATCCCGCCCAAAACGTTGGCGTTGGTCGCGGCGGCATCCGCCCCGACAGCCACACGCACGACGATGACGATCGGCGAGCCCTGATCCGCGATCGCCTCGAGCGCCGGCCTCAGGGTCCCGGTGTCGCCGGCGACGCCGATCGCGGTGCGAACGTCCGTGACCAGGGCGGGGCGGTTCAGCGGAAAAGCGGCATCAAGCGCCACCGTGGCAGCGCCAGCCGTGGCAGCAGCGGTCGCGACCAGACCGATGACGGCGGTCGATCGTTCGAGAATAGGGCGGGTGCCGGCGAGCGGTTCGCTGACGTTGATGCCGTGCAAGAAGGCCATGGGATATCCTCAGGAAGTGACGGGGCGTAGGGGAATGGTCAGGCGGACGAAGTCGCTGGGGCTGGCGGCGTCGGTGCGCTCCCCCTCGATCGTGAGCGGCCAGGACTGATCGTCAACCGACAGCGTGACGCGGGTCAGCCGGATGCGCGGCTCCCACCGCGCCAGCGCCGTGGCGGTGGCGGCATAGATGCGCGACCTGGTCAGTGCATTGGCGGGCGCATCGATGAGCTCGAACAGCGCGGAGCCATAGTCCCGTCGCATCACACGCGTTCCGATGGGCGTCGAAAGGATATCGCCGATCGACTGCGCCAAATGTCCGGTGCCGGTCGAAAGCTTACCGCTGGTTGCATCCATACCGATCACAGCGGAGGGCCAGATTGGCCAGTGCCGGGTTGCACCTTTTGATGGATATGGCTCTTCAGGCTCTTGCCATCAGCGATTACGTCCTCGGTAACCGTCATCAATCCTTCGATCTCGACGGGACCGTTGATCTTCACGGGTCCTTTGATCGCGAGCCCACCGGCCGCCTCGATCGTGGCAGCCCCGCTACTCGGCAGCATGACGGCCAGCGTGTGATCGCCAGGATGATACGAAACCGTAGCTCCATCTTCAAAAATGATAATTTCGCGATCGGGGTCCCCGATTGGTGGAAAGGTGAGACTATGGACGCCACGCAGTGCGATGGCACCCGCGATGTCGCCCTCCGGCGCGATGACCAAAACCTGCTCACCCACCTTCGGGCGGCTCCAGACCCGCGTTGCCCCGCCCCCCGCAAGCAGCCAGCGAATTGGACCTGTCACCAACTCACCTTGGCTGACGGTGATCAGACCCGCTTCCAGGTCGACAGATTCGATTTTGCCGTAGCCCGCCAGATGCCCGAGCCGATCAGGTAAATCTTCCATAGGATCACGGTGGGATGCGCCACCCATCATGGCGAGATAGCGCTGTTGTCGCGGGCATCTCTACAACAGCCGCATCATCTAGCTTTGCGGGGCAGATCGCCTCTCGACACTCGCCATTTCGACAACGCCGCCCGCCTCGATCCGAAGCATCGCGGCCAGGTCCTCGGCCTGTGCGATCCAGGCGCTGGCCTGTTCGGGGGAGCCGGTGAAACCCTCACCACTCTGTATATGGACGCTCGCCTTGGCCAGGCGCTGCTGGGTTTCACGGGCCATGGAGAAGCCCTTGTCTACATATTGCGCGTTCAGTTCGGCGACGTGGTCGCGAAGGGCGCGCAGTTCGGCCAGCGCCTGGGACAGATCGGTCATGAATAGATCCTCAAATGAAAATCGACGGTGCTGATCGCCCCCAGCGCTGTAGGAACGGTCACGGTCAGGGCGGTGCGGGTGGGCGCAAAGGCGACCCAGGCATGGCCGACGAAGCCGCGATCGGCAGCGGTGCAGCTAATCAGGATGCCACCTTGCGGAAGGTCAGCCTTGTTGAGCGACAGATAGGTGATGGTCACGCTGGTCTGTCCGGCCGGGATGTCGACGCTGCCGATAATTTCGGTGGTGTGGAGGCCAGAATTGCCGTCATAGCTGACGCCGACATTGTTCGACAGGGTGATCCCCCCGTCGAAATGGTTGTCCTTGATCGAACCACCGCGACAGTTGAATTGGATCAGCCCGGCATCCGCCGTATTCTCGCGAACGTGCGTGCGTTCCGCCCCGTCGAGGCGCATGCCGACCTGAAACGCGCCTTGCATCGAATTGCCCGTGAGCCGAATATTGGCTTGGCGGTTGCCGATATCGACGCCGACCGACCGGATTTCGCCAGGCTTGGTCTGGACGGTGGTTGCCCGCAGGCGATTGTTGGCGATCTCGATATTGTCGATCGCGGGCGTGGTGCCCAGCGCTTCGCCAAGGATGCCGCGCACCATCGCGGTGTCGTTGTCGATCTGGCCCCAATTGTGGCTGAAGGTCGTGCCACCGTCAGCTGTAACGAAGTGGATCGCCGCCTCGGTGCAATAGTCGAGGCCGCAATAGGTGAGCGATCCGAACAGACAGTTGCGCCAGTATGCGCCGCGCGCAAAATTGTAGAACAGCGTCTTGGTGACGTGGATTTCCTCCGGGCGGAAACCCGGTTCGTCGTTACCGACCTGTATGCCCATCGATGGACCGTCACCGGTCACCGCCCCGCCATTGGTGACGCGGCAATCATCAATCGCTACCTTGACGTTGCGGCCGTAGAACACGAAGCCTTTATGAACTTGGTTGATCGTCGCGGTGCGGATGGTGGCGTGCCACAGCCCCTTGGCGCGAATGCCGATCCCGAAAAACGACAGATAGACATTCTCGATGACCAGGCCCTGCACGCGCTTGGGGAAATCGACCTCGGTATTGATCGCGGCAAAAGCGTCGCTGCCATGGCCTTGCAACCAGAGGTTGCAGATACGGCGGGGGCCGATTTCGTCGGATGCCTGCACCGAAATCGCATCGCAGCCATTGGCGATCACGCGGGAAAACGGGCCGTGACCGACAAGCGTCACGTTGCCGCGCAACAGGATCGAAGCCGTAGTCTTGTAGACGCCGGTCGGCAGTTCGATGGTGCCACCGCCCGCCGTCCAGGCCCAATCGATCGCGCGCTGAATGGCGGCGGTGTCGTCCGCGACGCCGTTACCCTTGGCACCGAAACGCTTGACCGAAATGCGCTCGGCGTTAATTTCCTCCTGGGTCAGGAAGACCGATCCCGCCGCCTTCAGCTTCGACAGCAGGCCGCGACCGTCCGGCAATACCCATGCGCCCTGGCTGACCGGGACGGCATCGGAGGCGATCACATCGTTGCGACCGCGAAAATCGCCCGTCTTCCAGGTGTAGGTCGCGCCGGTCAGGCCCGATTCTTCGTCCGGCGCCAGCGTGGCGGAGCGCTGCGAGATCGGCGATGCGGCGAGTGCTGCGATCGTGGGATAGGTGTTGTTCGCGGGGCCGGTATCGCCCTGTTCTCCCTTGTACCAGTACTGAAGGAACGGGACGATCAGGTCGCGGAATGACGCCAGTGTCGCGCGCTTCGTCGAGCCGAGCTGGACGATGGGGAGCATTTCCGCGCCGGTCAGCGCGACGGTCACAGGCAGGTCGGTGATCTTGGCCATTTAGCGCCCCCACGCGCGCCAGCGGAAGCCGATCGCGTCATTGTTCGTCGATTGGTGGTTTTGCAGGAACAGGTCGGCCCGGTCGGCAAACAGGGCAACTTCCTGGATCGTCGTCTGCCCGTCGACCCCGCCGCCCCGATTGATCGCGGTCGTGAAGACCCCAGTACATTCGGTCGTGAAGGGACGCGGAAAATTCAGGCTGAATGCGCCCTCGGTGCCGCGCACGGGAGCCTGGCCCCATTGCTCGATCGTCCCGTCGGAGAGGGCGCGATAGCCCTCGCCACTGTCGACGACGTACAGCATGCGCACGTCTGCCAGCGCTTTCGGGGTGACCGCGCGGGTTTCGGACGTTCCGGTGCGCACATGGTCGACGGTCGCCGCATCGACCGTCATGGTACGGTCGATATCGTTGCGGCCGCCGCCCGTCACCAGGCCGCCACCGGTCAACTTCTTTCCCGCCAGCGTGTCGATCTGCGTGCCGAGGGCGGTCGACAAGCTGCCCATCGCCGTGGTGACGCTGGCGATCAGCGTTCTAAGCGCGGTATCGGTCGCGTTGAGCAGCTTGGTCGTCACACCGACGGGTGCGGGGCGCTGCATGTCGGTGCCGGTGATCGCCTCGGCCTCGGTCGCCAACTCGACGACGCCCTTCACCTCGGTCGTGGCGGGCGGGTTGAGAAAATCGGTGTTGCCGAAGGTCAGCCGGGTGATGTCCCCAGTGGGAAAGGCGATATCGATAGCGGACAGGAAGGTCGCGCGCGGCGATTTCTGGAACAGCGCCTCGGGCTGCCCGTAGGCGGCGAACAGGGTCCCGTCCGCCAGGAAGAGGCCAAAGCCATAGGCGGTATAGCCGACCTCGGCATCGTCGCGCATCGTCAGGTGAACGACCGCATCGCCCACCTGCTTGCCCGACACCATGGTGATGCGGCGGAATTCGCCAGGCAGCGCCTCCAGCGTCGGGGCGGCGACGATCGGCCGATCGGTCAGGCCCACCGCCGCGATCGTCAGGTCGAGCCCGGCGGTAAGCTGCGCGGCGGTGAATTTCGCCATACCGGCGCGGGTGATGGACAGGGTCAGCGGGATCATGCGGCGGTGTCCAGGATGGAGCCGGTTTCCGCCTGGATCGGCTCGCCAAGCTCGGTCTGAAGGTAGAAGTCCCAGGCGGGTGACGTGTCATTGACCAGCGCGGCGTCATCGCGACGGTAGGCCGCCATGCGGGCGTGGCCCTGCACCGCGATGCCGCCCGACAGGGTCAGGGCCTGCACCACGGTCAGGTGTTCGCGCAGCGGCTTCACCCGCTCGACCGCCGTGATGATGTCATCGACGATCGCCGCTTGTGCCCGCGCGCCGCCCGCCGCCCCGGGCTGGGTGACAAGCGGGATCTCGATCTCGAAGGTGCCGGGCAGCAGGCGGTCGCGATCCTCGTGCCATTCGATCACGCGCGACAGGTCATCGATGCGCGACAGGATGAGGTCGACCGACCCGCGCGTACCCTTCATGCGGTGGAGCGCGATCGATTCGGACACGGCCTGGCGCTTGGTCGCTTCCGACCAGCCGCTGTCCCAGGCGTCGACCGACAGCCCCCAAGCCAACCAGGGGAGCCACTGCGCGGCGATGCGCGCGGGATCGAGCAGCGTGTCGATGGGCGTGTCGATGGCGCTGATCCGCGACACACCGGCCTCCAGCGCGCGTTCCAGCGGGGTCGCGTTGGGGGGTAGCAGCGTCACGACGCATAGCCCCCATGATCGATCACGATGCCGGTGCACCAGCCCGCTTGGGTCCGATCGCAGATCACGTCAGCGGCGGGGTTTTCCAGGTCGACGCGGTGCACGCCGGCGACGGTCAGCGCGGCGCTGATCCCCGACCGGGTGATCGTGCGGCCGATCTTACGGTTCTCGACCAGATAGGCGTCCAGCCTGGCGCGGGCGGAGGCCAGCACCACGGACAGGTCGGGCCCGGCAAAGGTGACCAGGCTGGCGCGGATCGCGAATTTGACGATGCCAGCGGATTTGACCGTCACCGCATCTCCCAAGGGCCGCTTGTCCCTAGCGCTGGTCGCGGCGGTCACCGCCGCGATCGAGGCGGCGGGCGCGGTGCCATCGCCGGTCCGCGACAGGATCGATACCATCACCTCGCCACGCGCAGGCGTCGTCGCGCTGGCGTCCAGCACGTCACCGGTCGCGCCCTTTGCAAGCGCGACATAGGCAAGTTCGGGCCCGGCGGTGGAGAAGCGTTCGGGGGCCAGGACGATACGCTGGCGGAAATCGTCATCGCCCTCCATCACCGCCGTAGCGCCGGTTGCCGGATCGGCGGGCGTGATGGTCAGGCGCACGACGCCGACCAGCGCGCCAAGGTGATCGAGGTTGCCGCCGCCCGCATAGGCGACAAAGAGTTGCAGCGCCGCGTCCTGAAACTGACGGCGCAACAGAAGTTCGCGATACGCGCCAACTTGGAGCACCTTGACCGCCGGATCGCTGTCGATCGTCGCGTCGAAGCTGGGTAGCAGCGCTTGTACGTTCGCGACCATCGCCGCGACGATCACCTCGAAATCGAGTTGTTCGACCAGCTCGGGCGGCGACAAGCGCGACAGGTCGATGGTGGTGGAGGTGGCGGCCATGACACAGGGTTACGCCGCGCAACGCACGACGATGCCATGCCCGGCTGTTGTCAGGCCGGGCGTTACAACAGGCGTGGGTTACGGCTGGATCGCCCCTGTGACCTGGTCCAAGATACGCAGCCGATCGTCGGCTGTCATGCCAAGAACCGGCCGGACAGGATAGACGACAGTCGGAGAGCCGGGGTCGCGGGTGACGGTATCGGCTTCGCCATATTGGTGGACGGCCATAATCCGGGCCATCGCGCCGGCGAACCCGACCCACGCCTCTCCGGCGGTACTCTCGCGACGGAGATAGCGCGGTTGGCTTGCTCCTTTGAACATTCGTTCCTGCCGAGCCCGTGATCGAGCGGGGGCCTGATCACGCATGCGGCGGGATCGCACCTGGCGACGCTTGCGAGGGGTCATCGCTTCGCCACCCGGCTCGGTGTTGGCGCGAATACGGCGAGCATTGGCGGCCCGCAGATCGGATGCGATCGACCGACTGAGCTTGACCCTTTCGGCCGGGGCAAGGCGGCCGGTCATTTCGTTCAGCGTGTCGGTGAGCGGATCGAAGTCGTCGCTCATGGAACCAGCCGCGTCTCGCCCAGCAATACTTTCGACAGCGAACCGCCGATCGGCGTTTCGCCAGCGATCGGCGGTTCGGGGTGATGTTCAATGTTCCAACCGCCGGCAACCCGCTGCGCGGTGCAGGCCTCGGTCAGTTCGAAGGCAAACGCCAAGTCCCAGCTTTTCTCGTCGATGATATCGGCGGCGAAGTTGAGCGCGTTATCTTCGCGCGCAAAGTCGAGCAGCCGTTCGGGCTGATGTTCGCCCAGCCACAATAGCAGCGGCACCGCGATTTCATCCGGACCCGATGTGCAATCGCGAAATTCGAGCCGCATCGTATATCGCCACTCGAAGCCCAAACCCGGAGCCAGGCGCGACACCAACCGCCCCTTATCAATGAATATAACGAGGTTCTGCGGGTTGGTTTCATATTCGGGAAGCGCCCTGGTCAACGCCTCCCGTAGTGATCCGGGCTTAATCATGAGGGGGTACGTTCTTTATCGGGCAGGTGCCGGGGCTGATCCAGTTGGTCAGCCGGTCGACACGGTCGGCATTGGCTCCGAAGGCCCGTGCTAGTCGAATGATACCGGCGCGCAGTCCGCTGGGGATTTGCGCGACCAGGTCCGGGTCTTCCGGCAAGCCGGCCGGCCGATCGGCGCAGGTCATCAGGTCCGCCGGCGGCTTGGGCGCATCGACCTTGATCGCGACAGGTGGCGCGGGCAAGTTAGCGGGTCGGGGCGCGCAGCCCGGCAACGCCATTGACAGCAGCAGTCCATTCACGATCGACGAGGTTGCGACGTTCGGCTTTTTCATCGGCGGCTTCCATCCTGAGAGCAGCGGCGCGTGCCGCTTCGGCCGCGACGCGCGCGGCCGGGTTGTCATGGAGAGTGCGGGCGCTGGCCTCC